GGGCGGCCGCCCAACTCTTGACGTGCAGGGGCAGAATGTCCGCACCGCCGTGAGCGGGGCCTATGACACCGCCAAGGAAGCGCGCGCCAAGGGCACCGCTGGCCTGTACGCTGACGCTGAAAAAGCAGCGGCCGCGCGCGAAAAGGATGGTGCACGCATTGACGTGTCTGGCATCACGCCCAAGGTGCAGAACTTGCTTGACCGGGCCGAGAACATCCCCGAGTTGCGCTCACAGTTGTCCAAGCTCATCAATGCCGTCAGTGGCATCGAGGAAAAAGCCCCTGTGGCCGCCCCGTTGGGCAAAGGTAAGGTAACCAGTCGGCTCGCCCCGCCAAAGGCCCCAGCGGCCCCAAAAGCAGGCCTGACGTACAAGGAATTGGACCTTTCCAACAAGTACCTCAAAGACATTGCCTATTCCGGCGAGTTGCAGGGCTACGACGCCATCGTCCGCCGCGCCGCGCTAGACCTGTCCAAGGGGCTCGACGCGCAGATTGCCAAGTTTGTGCCTGAGCACGCCGCTGCGGCCGCCAAATACGCCGAGTTGTCCCAGCCGCTTGAATCGCTGGCAACCCGCATCGGCAAGGCTGTGACCGGCACTGAGGGCGGGTTGAAGGGTGAGGCCTACTCCAAGATTGCCGCCCAAAACCTTCCTCAACGACTTTTCAGCACCAAAGACGGCATTGACCTCGTGGTGGACGCCATCTCTGGTGGCAAGAATGCTGCTCCGGCCGCACGCAAGGCCGCACAGGCGCAGGTTGACCAGATGGTCGAGCATTGGATTATGGAAAGCGCACGGGGCTCGACTGGAACTACCGGCGCGGCCGCCGCAAAGACGCTACAAGCGCCTCAGATGGCGGCCACACTGCAAGCCGTTCCGGGCGTGGGCAAAAAGCTCGCAGGCCAGTTTGCCGGTGAGGAGCGCGTGGCCGCAATGGGCGAGCGTGCAGCAACCACAGCCAAGGCTGCCGGTGGTGAGGCCAAGGCCGCTGCCGGGGCCAAGGCGCGCGTGGACAAGGCGATGGCACAGGCCGAGGTGGATTATGTCCACGGCTCCAAGCAAAAGGCCTACGAGAGCTACGTGGCCGCCCTGCGTCAATCGATGGCCGATATTGACCCGGCAAAGTACAAAGCAGCCATCGGATTGATTGAGCGCGCGGGTACACTCCAACAAAAGACCGACAAGGCCCGTGCTCTGGCAAAGAAATTCCTTTGGGGCGCTGCGGCAGTCGGAGCCGGATATGAAGCCAAAGGGGTACTGCAATGATCTTACTCACCCTCGCCGTGATCGCATGGTTTGCACTTGAGGCGTGGTTCGCGTTTATGCCATGAGCAAGCGCCTCCTCATCATCGACACGTCGAGCAACTGCCTTGACATGGCCCTGCGCGCCAAGATGGCCGGGTGGCAAGTGAAGTGGTACGACCGGCCCCGGCCAGATGGCGGACCCCGGCTCGCCGGTATGGGCATGATCGACAAGATTACCGACTTTGGCGAGATACAGCGCAAGTGGCTCGATTGGGCCGACCTCATCTATCTGCCGGACAACACCCGGTGGCTCGATATGCTGGAGCCGTACCGCAAGCAAGGCTACCCCATCCTCGCGCCAGGTGTGGAAGCCGCCAAGCTGGAAACCGACCGAGATGCAGGCCAGAAGGCCATGAAGCAAAGCGGCATCAAAATTATGGAGTCCAAGGCGTTTAACGATTACGATGCAGCCATTGCATTTGTCAAAAAGAACCCGGAGTTTTTAGTCAGCAAGCCGTCAGGTGACGCCAACAAAGCACTGAGCTATGTTGCGAGCGACCCTGCTGATCTGGTCTACATGCTCGGGCGCTGGAAGCAGCGGGAGGATTTACGCAAAGCGGCAAAAAAGGACGGTTTCATTCTGCAAGAGCGCAAGTACGGCGTCGAGATGGCCGTTGGCGGCTGGTACGGCCCCGGTGGCTGGAGCAAGTGGTTTTACGAAAATTGGGAGTACAAAAAGCTCATGGATGGTGACCTCGGGGTTGCCACTGGTGAGATGGGTACGCTCTCGCGCATGACCACCAAGTCGCGGCTGGCCGAGGAAGTGCTCAAGCCTGTTGGCCCCATCCTCGACAAGCTCGGCTACGTGGGCTACATCGACAACAACTGCATCATCGACGCCCAAGGCCCGTGGCCGATGGAATGGACTATGCGTGACGGCTGGCCCACCAAGCACAACGTCACGGCCCACATCAAAAATGACGACCCCATCCAATGGATGCTCGATGGGCTCAACGGCAAAGATACCATCGAGGCTGTGGAGGGCGAGGTGGGTATCAGCATCGTCGTGGCCCTGCCGGACTTCCCGTACTCCAAGATCACCAACAAAGACCTGTGCGGCATCCCCGTGCGCGGTGCTGACGACATGGACCACATCCACCTGTCCGAGGTGATGATTGGCGAGGCCCCAACGATGGTGGGCGACAAGGTGATGGACACGCCGGGGTACGTCACCTGTGGCGATTACACGCTGGTGGTCACAGGGACCGGCAAGACGATCACAGCGGCACGGCGCTCGGCATATGGCGCTGTGGACAAGGTGAAAATTCCCAACAATCCGATGTGGCGGCTCGACATTGGCGCGGGGCGCATGAAGCGTCACCTGCCCAAGCTCCACGCGATGGGCTACGCCAAGGGCTTGGAGTATTGACATGACACGGGAAGCATTGCGCGCGGGGCTCATCTCCGAGGACACGGTTACTGCGGCCCTCATGTCGGCCCGTGGCGACCTTTTCGTGGCCTCCAGCTACCTTGGGGTCACCGGGCGTGAGTTGGACGGCTACATCCGCGCGTCTGAGCATCTGCAAGCATTCTGCGCGGCCATCGGTACCGTCAAGACCAGCGCCGATTACAAGCGCCTGTCCGATGAGCAATTTGAGGATGAGCTTGAGCGCCTGACCAAGGGCTACAGGCTTGAGGCTTTGAGCGTTATCCACGAGATTGCGACCGAGGCCATTGTGAGCGACGACGGCTCCAAAATGTCCGCCGCTGAAAAAGAGGTGAAGCTCAAGGCCGCCATTGCGCTACGCGGCGCACCCGAGGCCAAGGCCGGTGCCAACGATCAATCACAGGTGCTGGCCGAACTCAACGAGTTGTACCAGCAGAACGCTCCCCGCATAAAGTCGGTGCGAGCGGTGCAGATTGAATATCAGTCATAGAGCCAATACTCGGGGGCCTCGTCAATGAGGGTTTTGAGTTTGAACCAGCGTCCCCGGTACATATTGTTGATCGCATCGAGCTTGTCAATTTGCAGCGATGGGCCGCTGAGATTGATGACGTAGATATTGTCCTCGCGCACGATGTAATTGAACCGCTTGAGGCGCTTGAGTTGCTGCTGAAAGCCCAGCACATACGGCCCCTTTGGCCGGTCATCACGCAGCGCATATTGGCCGCGCGCAACCTCGGGTTGCTCCCTCAAAATGTCGTAGGCCCAGCGCATGGCCTCGTCGTCGGGCGGGAAGCGCACCGAATAGATGTGGTACCGAATGGAATACCGCAGATACCGGTGGTACAGAGCGTATTTCAGGAAGCGCTCATTCCAGCCGGTCAGTTGCTCAATGTCCCATGCTGTGAATACCGCCGTTTTACCTGGCGGATAGCCACTTGCGTCGAGAGCGCCCTGCATCTCCTCCGTCAACTCGCGGCCCACCAGTGACTTTAAAATCGAGTCCAACGTCAGGTAGGTACCGGCGTGCGGGAACAGATGCTCAATTGTCTCGTTGTGCAACTCCCATGTCGGCGGACGGTAGACGACCACCTCTTGACGCACGTTGGCGGTGATGCGCTCAAAGTCGGTAATCATGTAGGGCGCTTCAATGAACAGCATGGCGTCGGATGGGGGCATCACGGCCTTCAAACTGTTGGGGTGGGGCCGGTACACCATCAGGCCCCCTTTGACACTCCAGCGCTCGATTACACCGGCTGCCATCGGCTGCCACGCCTTGCACAACTCGATGGACAAATCCTTGAGCTTGTTCATTCGCATCCGGATTGGCCGTGCCGAGCGGTGCTGCATGTAGATGATGACGTTGCGATTGGTAGCCACAAGCTGGCGCGCTGCCCCCTCCATGTCATCAGTCGTGTAGAGCTTAACCACCCACGTCCCCCAAGATGCTCACGGCCTCGTTGATGTACCACTGATAGTCAATGTCGGCGGGGATGCCATCGGGCAATTCCATCAACGGCCGCGCGCCTTCCGATCGGGCGACTTTATTGCCGTTAGTCTTGTAAGCGATGTGGCGAGTCTCACCTGCGGCGTAATACCAGCGCACAGCTTTCCCCAAGTACGACTCACCATAAATAGCCCCGTCGTTTACTTGGCGAATCGTGAGGAATTGGCGTATGTCGGTGCACCCATAGATGGTATTTTGTATCGGCACACCCAGCGACAAATAATCCAGCACCGCTTTGACGCAAATGGCGTTGGTGACGTTTTTCGACAACCCGACCGGCGCGTATAGCCCCTTGAGTTTTTGCTCGCCGTCAGGCTTGAGCGCGATGTAGTTGTTAACGTCTTTGCTGTAGAGATGAGCATATTCCGTTTCCTCAGTGTTGAAACCTGTGGTCATCTCCCATGCCGCAACCAGCGCCTCAAACAGGTCGCGTCGGTCATCGGGCACCAGCGTGACCACGCCGTCCGTGTTGGCGCTAACCACCTCAAACCCGTTCACGTCAAAGCTCTCGATGAGCATGAGCAATGCAATCTGACCGGTGAGTGTCACGGCAATCATTTGGTCAGGCGCGTACATCATCGAGTACATGCTGCCGAGCTTGCCGAAAGTCCCATTCAAAACAATCTTCAAAGCCTCGTTGATGACCTTGTTGCCCTCGCGCTTGGCGGCCACACGGCGCTCCAGCAGCGAGCGATAGACCGCCTGAAACGAGTTGCCGTAGCTGGGTGGGCAGATACCGGCGTTGATGATGAGGGAGGGGTAGTAGCTGGTCACGTCACGGTCCACGATGCGCAGGCCGGGGCGTGCGTGGTGCACGGTGCATTTCTCATTGCTGTGGAGGCCGCCGATACCCATCTTGTAGACGCCGCGCCCAATGCGGATGCGCAACGAGTCGAGCGCCGGGGGCATCTCCACGCTGCCCACCGCATTGTCTTTGGTGGCGAAGCGGCGCAACTTGAATGTCTGCTGGCCGATGATGGCGAGCATTTGCTGCATCCCCGGCGTCTGGAATGAGGCCCATGCTGGCGCGTGATAAGTGAACTCATAGGTTAAGTCCACATCCTGCCGGTAGACCCGTTGCGCGAGCCTGCGCTCGACCTCGGAGCGGATGACCGCCTCGGCAATCTGCGCATCGGACTTGGAGCGTAGGTCGATGCCAAACTCTTTGCCCATCTCCTCGCGCAAATCAATCTGAGGCTTCAATCGTTTGTAGAGGTCGATGGTGGTAACAAGATCGTTTCCACAGTAAAGCCGCAGGACTGGCACGTCAGCTTGTGATATGACGGCGCTAGGTTCGATTGGTAAATCTTGTAGGCGTCGTGAGTGCAGACGACCTCCATAGATTTTAAGTCCCGCAGTGCCGGGAGCAACTTCAATAAGGTCGATATGGTCGAGCGCAAGACGTTCAAATCCGAACTCTCTTTCCATATCCCAAAGCTTGAGGTTGCGCAGGATGATGGTATCGCTGGCGAGTTTGAGGGTAGCATTTGTTGCTCCTTTGATGGCGATAGCGAGCATCACCATGTCGTAGTTGTTGCCGTTGAAAGTGATGTGCGTACCTGGCGGCAACGGGTTGCTCTCAGTCACCACATCGTTGAATAGTTCGTACACCACAATAATCTCGCCCGAGTACACGTTGCGCACCAGCACGAGAAAATAGTTGACGTAGCACTCAATGTCGAGCACCCAAATTGGTGGTGGTGGGACGATCATTCTGCTGGCGTCCAAAGCGAGATATGCGCCTCAAACATAAGAACCGCCATCGCGTACTCTTTGCCGTGGTCCGAGTCACCGTGGGTACGCTCGCACGCCACGACAAACTCGTCAAGCGTGCCAGTGAAGCAACCGGCTTTTACCATCGGCCCTTTATCGGTCAACCACAGGGTTACGTTTGCGCAACGAGAACCTATTGGACCAATCGCAAAATATGGGCGCTTGCCGATGAGCACTTTATCAGAATCGAACTTCGCACGGGACAGGTTCGCACTGGACAGGTTCGCACTGGACAGGTTCGCACTGGACAGGTTCGCACCGTACAGGTCCGCACCGTACAGGTCC